CTGTGCATGGCCCTGTGCATGGCCCTGTGCATGGCCCTGTGCATGGCCCTGTGCATGGCCCTGTGCATGGCCCTGTGCATGGCCCTGTGCCTGGCTCTGGCTCTGTGCCTGGCTCTGGCTCTGTGGGCGCGCCTGCGCCTGCGCCTGGGGGTGTGGGTGAGTCAGAGACGGCTCATCGCGTGCGGCTGCGTGCCCGTGACGAGGCGGGCCTGACGAGGCGTCAGCGGGTATTCTGCGATGCGCTGCTGCGGGATCCGAGTCAGCGAGTGGCGCCCGCGTGCGTCGCGGCGGGTGTGCCGTCGAGTCGTGGGTATGCGTGGATGCGTCTCGATGTCGTGCGTCGGTATATCGCGCAGCGGCGTCGTGCTGCCGCAGCACGCGTCGAAGTGGACCTGGCAGGGCTGATTAGCGAGACACTGACCATGGCGTATGTGGACATCGGCGACGCGTACACTGACGAAGGCGACCTCCTGCCGCTCCACCTGATCCCGGAGCGGGTACGACGGGCCATCGTGTCGGTGGATCGCACACCCGAGGGGCTGCCGCGCGTGCGCTGGGCGGACAAGATCGCCGCGCTGCGGCTCGTCGGGCAGCTCTCGGGCCTGCTCGTCGAGCGCGCGGAGCGTGGTAAGCCCGGGCAGTTCGACGCGCTGAGCCGTGAGGAGGCGAGGGCGCGGATGGACGTCCTCGCCGCGGAGCTCGGCTATGTCCGGGGGCCATCGGGGGCGCAGTGAGTCACCCTGCGGCGTGGTGGTGCCCGTGAGTCGGTGATGCTACCGGCCCAGCAGCTCGCGGAGTGGCAGGCGCTCCGGCGAGTCGTCGAACGGCATGACGCGTGTGGTATGTCGCGGTTGTTTAGCGACTCAGGGGACACGGCCCGTGGTTCCTACCCGAAGCACCTGCAGTTCTTTGCGGAGGGGGCCACGCATCATCAGCGGCTGTTCCTGGCCGCGAATCGCGTGGGCAAGACGACGGCGGGAGGGTATGAGGTCGCCTGTCATCTCACGGGACGGTATCCGGCGTGGTGGCCTGGTCGGCGGTATACGCAGGCGGGGGACTGGTGGTGCGTGGGCACGACCAGCGAGACGACCCGTGACGTCGTGCAGGCGGTACTACTGGGTCGTCCGGACGGGGACGGCGGGTATCGGGACGGGATGCTGCCGCCTGATGCCGTGCTCCACGTGCAGGGGCGGTCACATGGGCTCGCGGGCGCGGTCGAGGCGATCACGGTCAAGCATGCGTCAGGGCGGCAGTCCCGGGTACAGTTCAAGAGCTACGAACAGGGGCGCGCGGCGTTTGAGGGGACATCGAGGCAAGGTGTGTGGTGCGACGAGGAGCCTCCAGAGGGTATCTACACCGAGTGTCTCTACCGGACGGCGACGACGGATGGGATTGTGTTTCTGACCTTTACGCCGCTGCAGGGCATGTCGGCCGTCGTGGCGTCGTTTCTGCAAGCGGATGAGGCGACGAAGCGTGTGAAGGCGTGTATCACCGCGGGGTGGGATGATGTGCCGCATCTCTCCGAGGCGATGAAGGCCGCGCTACTCGCGACTACGCCGCCGTATCAGCGGGACGCGCGCACGAAGGGCACGCCGAGTCTGGGCGCTGGGGCGATCTATGCGGTGCCTGAGTCGGAGATCGTCGTGCCCGACTTCGCCTTGCCTGCCCATTATCGTCGCTGTTTTGGTTTCGACGCGGGGGGCGGGCGAAATGCGACGGCCGCGGTGTGGCTCGCGATTGATCCGAGTGACGGCGTCGCGTACCTCTATAGCGAGTATCGCCGAGAGTCGCCAGAGATCGCGCTGCACGCGGCCGCCATCAAGGCACGTGGTGCGTGGATTCCCGGCGCTGGGGATGCGGCGGGGCTGATGACGACCGCGACCGACGCGGAACAGATTGTGTCCGCGTATACGCGGGCCGGGGTGCCGCTGGTGGTGGCCGATAAGGCGGTCGAGTCGGGGATTCAGGCGGTGTGGGAACGCTTATCCGCCGGGACGCTGAAGGTGTTTGCCTCGTGTCAGGCGTGGCGGGAGGAATTCCGCCTGTACCACCGTGACGAGCGCGGACGCGTGGTGAAGCGTGCGGACCACCTGATGGATGCGACGCGGTATGCGGTGTACTCGGGCGTGCCTCGGGCGTGTGTGGCGCCGGTGGTGCGCGAGTCGCGCGTGTACCGTCCGGCGCCATCATCGGCGCTGTCGTGGATGGGGTAGCGGGGAGACGCCGTGGCGGGGAATCCCTGTGCGCGGGCGGCCGTGATGCCTCTATACTGCGTATCGCAGCGTAGCTCAGGTGGTAGAGCGCACGGCTCATAACCGTGAGGGCGCGAGTTCGAGTCTCGCCGCTGCTCCCAATACAGGCGGACGATTCTCTGGTGCCGTGGAAGTCGCGAAGGGGGTGGGGGGATGGGTGGGAGCCTAACGGACGAGCGCGCGATCCTGCGGGCGGCCGTGCGTGACACGATGCACGCGGTCTGCGCGGATCTGCCGCTGTTGTATCAGGTGGTGGCGGACGGCGGGAGCGCATGGCGGAACGCCACGCGACAGGCGTTTGCTGGGTGGCCCTGGAGTGACGCGCTGGCGGATCAGATGTTTCACTTTTTCCAGGCGAAGGCGATGCTGCAGTTTACGGACCTGGCGACGGAGACGTATACGCCGAGGGTGCTGGCGGCACGCGCGCTGGATGCGATGGAGGTGCCGTCGCCGGTGCGTCCTCCGACGGCGGACGCGATCAATGACGCCTGGACGCTGGATGTGACGGGATCGTCAGAAGCGTTCGTGCGTGAGCATATTGGTCCCGGGGAGGATCCGACGCGCGTGTTCCAGCGCGTGAGGGTCGGGGCGTCGGATGTATAACGCGCCGCGTGTGGTGGGTGAAACGGCGGGGGAGGCGGCGGCGCAGTGGCGTGCACGGACGGCGCTGGAGCCCTCTGCGGACGCGTCGTCATCGCGCGGCGCCGACGACGCCGACGACGCCGAGGTGCTCGCGGACGCGATGACGCGATTCCGGTTGGTCGCGGACGCGGAACACACGTTGCGTCGCGTGGAGCTGGATGATCTCCGGTTTGTGCGTGGTCGCGTGGAGGACCAGTGGCCGGCGGATGTGTTAGAGGCGCGGCGCGGGGGGGTGCATGGGGGGCGCGCGGTGGGGGCGAGACCCACCCCGGTGTTCAACAAGCTCAAGGCGCCCGTGATGCAGGTCGTCAACGAGGCGAAACGCTCGAAGTTAAGCGTCCGGATCAAGGCGAAGGGCGGTCGTGCGTCGAAGGCGGGCGCGGAGCTGCGGCAAGGGTTGTATCGTGCGATTGAGACGGATTGTCGCGCGAATGAGGCCCGATTCTGGGCGCTGGAGCGTGCGGCGAAGTGCGGGCGCGGCTATTACCGGGTGACGACGGATTACGCAAATGACGGGGATTGGGATCAGGACATTCTGATTGAGCGCATCCTGAACCAACATTCGGTCTATCTGGATCCGTATCATCAGCGGCCGGATGGGTCGGATGCACGGTGGGCCTTCATTGTGCAGGATTACGCGCGCGACGAATTCCGTCGGAAGTATCCGACGGCGCGTGTCACGGACGGGGATGTCGTGGACGGGATCATGGCGGGCGCGGAGGGGTTGGAGTCGCTCGGGGATCACGCCCCGTCGTGGGTGTCTGGGGAGCGCGTGCGTGTGGCGGAGTACTGGTATACGACGTACCGCACGCGGTATCGGATTTTCATGCCTGGGCCGGATGGCGTCTCCGGCGTGCCCGCGTGGGAGGACGAAGTCGATGCGGCCGTGGTGGCGTTGGCGCGTGCGCGTGCGGAGGTGCGTCGTCGTGCGGTGGAGGTGCCGACGGTGCACTGGTGCCTGATCACGGCGCTGGACATCTTAGACCGTCGCGTGTGGCCTGGGCGGTTTTTGCCGATTGTGCAAGTGGTGGCGGGCGAAGAGAACGTGGATGGCGAGCGGTCGTATGAGGGCGTGGTGCGTCCGGCGAAGGACGCGGCCCGTCTGTACAACTACATGCGCGCCAAGCAAATCGAGACCGTGGGGTTGTCGACCCTGCCACCGTATGTCGTGGCGGAGGGGCAATTGTCGGGGTATGAACAGGAGTGGCAGGAGGCGAATCGTCGCGCGTTTCCGTATTTGACGTATCGGCCGCTCTCCCATGACGGCGTGGCGGTGCCGCCCCCCCAGGCGAATGTGGCGGAACCGGCGATTCAGGCGGTGACGCTGGCGACGCGTGAGGCGGACGCCGATATTCAGGCCATGACGATGCGTCATGATCCGGTCCTCGGGAAGTTCGATCCGCAGCGTCAGAGTGGGCGCGCGATTCGGGAACTGAAAGACGCGGCGGTGACGGGGTCGTCTCACTTCTTGGATAATCTCGCGTCGGTGTCCATGGCGCACGAGGCACGCATTGTGCTTGATCTGATGCCGCATATCTATGATCGTCCTGGTCGCGTGGTGCGGTTGCTCGGGGACGATGAGCTGCGCGAGCAGTCGGTGACGCTTGGGGCCCCGATGGTGGGCGAGAGTCAGCCGGCGGCGGCGGGTGCGGTGTATGCCCTCGATGGGGCGGACGAATATCAGGTGGTGGTGTCGGTGGGGCCGTCGACACAGACCCAGCGCGACGATAACGCGGCGGTGGTCCAGTCGCTGATGGAGACCGTGCCCGCGGTGGCCCCGATGGTGGCGGATGTGTGGGCGGAAATGCTGGACGGTCCCATGTCCGATAAGCTGGTGACGCGGCTGCGGAAGATCAATCCACAGTTGGCCGGGGACGAGCAGGCGGCGGGACTCCCCCCGGAGGTGGCGGCGCACGTGCTCCAGCTGCAACAGCAGGTGCAGCAGATGGGGCAGGCGCTCCAGCAGGCACAGCAGGAGATCGCGACGCGTCAGCAGGCGCAGCAGCTGGAGCACATGGCGCGCCAGCAGCAGCAGCAGCAGGAGCTGGCCGCCAAGGTGCAAATCGCGCAGATTGACGCGGCGAGTCGCGAGCGTGTGGCGGCGTCGGAGGTCGAGGGGCGGTTGGCGGTGGCCCGGCTCGCGGGCGGCAACAAGATTAATATTGCGGAGTTGGATCATGAATCCGCCATGGCGTTGCAAGTGAGTGATCAGCGGCATACGGCCGAGGTGGCGATGGTGCGCACGCGTCCCGTGGTGCCGCTCGATGCCCCGAACCCTGGGGTGGGCGGCGCGGTGCGTCGGGAGCCGTAGCGTGCACCCGCCCGTGGTCGATAGGCGCTCGCTGCGCGCGTCTCGTGGGTGATGAATACCGCACTCATGTTCTCGACGGGCCAGAACGCGACGGGCACGCCGGTGGGGTATTTTGCGGCGCTGTCGGCGCGTGTGGGCGGGTTCGGGTGCGACGTGGCCGCTGATCAGCGTCTCACGCTCGTGCCCGAGTCCTGGTATGGCCCGGACCATGCAGACCCGGCTCGGCGCGACGCACTCGTCGTCGACTGGCCGACGGATCGGCCGAACTGGCTGAATCCTCCGTACAGCGATCCTGAGGCGCGGTGCGCGAGGAGTACACGCACCGGCGAGTACCGCTGCAAGAAGAAGCGCTGCCGGAAGCGTGGGTATCATATCGACGTGCGACGGCCCGGCTGCATTGACTTTATCCGCCACGCGGCCGAGCAGCGGCGCCGTGGCGTGACGACGTGGGCGCTTGTCGCGGCGAGGACCGACACCGCATGGTTTCACCGCTACGTGTGGGATGCCGAGACGCAGCGACCGCGTGACGGTGTGGCGGTCGAATTCTTACCGGGGCGTCTGATCTTTCGGCGTGACGGCGCGCCCGATCCGTCGCCGTTCCCGTCGATGCTGGTGATCTTCTGTGGCGTCGCCCTGGTTTCGGCTAAGCCATCGGCCGATCGGTAGTGTCTCAGACACTACCGGCCGCTCAGTCGAACTGAGACACTACCTGGATTTCCCATGGCCGAACGGCACGATAGCTACGCGGTAGTGCTGGCCGCGATGCGGCAACGGCGGGGGCGTCTTCTCGCTGGGGTCGAGCAACTTAATGCCGCCATCGCCGGGCGCTCTTGTGGTAGAGTGTCGGGTATGTCAGCTCGTGTCATCTTCTGTCATGTCGCGGCTCTCGTGAGGAGCCTCCGGTGAGTGTCTCGTCTGCGCCTGTCACCGTGACGGACTCTGACGGATGGACGTTTACGGACGCTGGGAGTGCCCGCGCGACGCAAGAGTCGGCGTTGTCTGACTTGCAGTCGGTGCAGGATGTCACGCCGCGTCAGAGGCAGGCGACGGTAGAGGAGGCTGGCACCGCGTCGAGCGGGAGTCATGATCCGTCGCCCTCGGGCGATGTGTCGGCGTCTGCCCGGACACTGCCGTCTCTTGCCTCTGGTGCGGCGCCAGATCCCGTGGTTTCCGGCGATGATGTGGTCTCCGGCGAGGACTCGCCTGTTGCTGAGGCCACGGACGCGTCAGTGCCGACGGTGTCTCGCGGGCGTCGGCGTCTCACAGGGCGCGTGGAGGAACTCAAGGCCGAGGTGGCGCGGCAAACCGCGATGCGTCATGCGGAGGAGCGCCAGCTGCAGGCGATCCGCGCAGAGGTGTCTGAACTTGAGCGCCGTCGTCACGCGGTGGCGAGTACTGCGCCGCCGGTGGCTCCAGAGCCGATGGCCCCTGTGTCGATGGCGCCCATGGGCGCGCCGCCGTCGTGGCAAGAGTTTGAAGCGGCGGGTCGGACCTGGGACGAATTTGAATCGGCGCGCGTGCAATTTGACGCGGCGCATCGCGCGTCACTTGAGGAGACGCTGGCACGTCGTGAAGAGGCGATTGCGCTTCGTGAGTCCGCGTTGCGCCAGGAGATGGCGCAGTCGCTGGATGACGTGGAGCGCAGGATGCGCGTTTCGCAGTCGCTGTCGTCGAAGATGCGTGATGCGCGTGTCGCGCACCCGGACTTTGACGAGGCGATGTCGGCGCTCGACAGCGTGGAGACGACGCCGTTCTTGCGCGACGTGATTTCGTTGCATCCGCAGGGTGGTGAGTTGTTCTATCAGTTGGGCAAGCATTCGTCGGAGGCCGCGATTTTGTCGTCGCTGCCGATGACGAATGCGATATTCGAGGCGGTCATGGCGTCGCCGTCCCCCTCGTCGTTGTTGTTGGCACTCGCACGCGATCCCGACCAGTTCGATCGCGTGCGTCGACTGCCCCCGGCTCAGGCGTTACTCGCGCTTGGGTCGCTCTC